AGTTGCGATTGCCTTTCATCTGACTGTTCCGAATAGCTCCTAAGTCACCACCTTGAGCGTAGGCTTTATCAAGTTGTTCTCTAGTAATTGTAATTTCGATCATTACCCGTGCCTCCACTTACTTGGTAAACTCTCTGGGGTGTAGTACGTGAAACCGTTTTTATCTGCCCATTCTGCCATCGTAAACTTAGTACCGTCTGCTCGTTTTCTTGCAAATGGCATTGCAGTTTTTGGATTCTGGAATACAAATACAAGTTCGTAAGCGCACTCAAGATCAATAACACGCTTAAGAGAATCTCTAATGTCCACATACTTCTTAGCCTCGTTCCTGTCTCTGAACCTGCCTTTGACTTCGATGTAAGATAGTATCTCTTCTTCCTCATCGTAGTATACAAAGTCAGGCTCGTATGTTCTGTGTTGTATGTACGGTATCCTTTCAGTATGGTACTTGCATTGCCGCAACTCTTTGGATAGATCAAACTCTAACCAACTGTCAAAGCCTTTAGGTACGTTCTTTCTCGTTCGCTTTTTCATCTACCTCTTCCTTAGTTGGAGGTGTCCAGATTTCTCCTTCATGCCTCCTGAGCCACAACAAGATACCGTTCTCTATTGCTCTTTCTTCACTACCCAATTCCTCAACACAGACTTCAAACATCTCTCGCTCTGTCTTGCCTTCCAATAACTTCTTGGCTTTAACTGCTCCGATTCCTTTGACTCCAATGATGTTGTCAATACGGTCGCCAGTAAGAAACTGCATGTAGAAATTAAGTAGACCTTGAGTCCTGCTGATGTAGTACTGCTGCTTCTTAACAAAGTTATAGTGCCATCCTTCAACTTGATCAAAGTCTTTATCAATACTGACAATCATTGCCTTCTTAGTACCCAACTCAGTAGCTCTGATGGCTATAGCATCGTCAGCTTCTTGGCCTTCAACAAGAGTACCGTTCAGCTCTAGCATATACTCTCGCAGAGCATCATAGTGTACTGGTCTACGGCCTGTTCTGTTGCCTTTGTAAGGCGCTGTGACGGCATAGTCATTCCTGAAGTTAGTCTTGCCTGTTATGAACAGTTCAAACTCTTCAGTCTCTAACTCATCGCAAATGATCTCAATGGTCTCGCCCAGCCTATGCCGAGCGAGTCCAAAGGCCTCATCATCGTAAGCAAAGCCTACGCGATAAGTAAGAATGTCACCGTCAATCAGAGCGATCACAACGCTTCCTCAAGATCCTCAAATGAAACTTCACCTGCGGGACGGTACTGGTTCAGATCAGTAACAACAAGGCCACCAATCTTGATACCTAAACTTACACCAGAACGCTTAGTAGGTGCGTGTTTCCACTCATAAGTCTCTACAACCACGTTGGCCTTTGAACCATTACCTACTTGAACATCTAAAGGTAGCTCAGCGCCTGAGTCATCCTTAGCGATTATTTCATACTTAGCAGATTTAGCAGTAACAAAATCACCACGATCATCGCCTTTATTGCGAACAGTAATGCCAGCATCCTCAAGAGCCTCTTTCTGGTTTGAGTTGAGATTGCACAGGTCTACTTGATACTTACCTGACATGTCGTTCTTGTGACGTAGACAAGCCCAATAGAGCGTTACGTCTTTAAGTGCTAGTTGTTTTTTCATGTTGGGTCTCCTTTGATTTTCCAACTTAGTGTGTATCGGCCCAGTGATTTCCTATCTTGGCCTCTGCGTCTACCTTGACTCTGAAACTTAATTGTATACCAGCTTTCTCTGCTGATGCAACCATTATTTTTGCTACTATTTCACAATATTTCTCCTTGACAGCCATCTGTATCTCATCGTGTACGAATGCACACTGCATGACATGCTCTGACAGTCTCTGTCTGTTCAGTTCTTTGTGTATCTCAACGCACCACTGCTTAGCTATGATGGCTCCACAGCTTTGCAAGAGCGTGTTGAGTGCGGCTCTTTCTGATCTGATGTGCAGTCTTCTGCCGTCAAGTCCTTTGATTGTTCCTGTTTCTGCAAGTCTTGTGACGAGCGTCTGTAACTTCTTAAGTTTTGGCGTGTTCGCGTAGAAATTCTCAAGTATCTGTTCACCTTCTTCGTAGCCTCCTCCAACGATTGAACCTATCTTTGCTGCTCCTGCACCATAGAGCGTAGCGTAGATCATAGTCTTTGCCATATTGCGCTCTGGTAATCCTGCGGCTAACTGGTTCTTTGTGTGAATGTCTCCGTTTAATAACTCGTTTGTCCACTCGTCATCCTGCATGTAGTGAGCTAGACATCGCAACTCAATACCACTCAAGTCACAGCCAACTAACTTATAGCCTTCAGGTACTGTCCAACAGCTTCTGCACTCTACTCCGAACGGACTAGACACTGACGGTATCTGTCCCATGTTGGGCTTACTGTGCGTCATTCTGCCTGTCACAGCTCCGTTGCTGATCACTCTGCCGTGTACAAAGTTGTTATCGTCTGCCGCATCAATCCAACTGTCAACAAGACCAACACGCTTCTGAAGCATCAAGTACTCTGACACAAGCTGTGCCTCTGGTAACTCTATCTCAGCCAGTGTACCTTCATCTACAACGGGTCTGCCTGTCTCTGTTACCTTCTTCCACTTGACGCCTAAGCTCTCTAGACGCTTTGCTACCTGTTGTCTTGATCCTACGTTAAAGACCTCAACGTGATCTTTAAGGCGCTTGCCTGTCTTCTCTGACCATCGCTCAGTCACGATAGGCTTGAAGCGTTCCTGCAAGGTCTCTTCAATCTCTGACATTCTGGATCTAAACTGGCTCAGCAGATCAGTAGCAAGTCTGATATCTAACAGGAAGCCATTGCGCTCTTGTTTGCACATCTGTATTGCTACAGCGTGTTCAAGGTCAATAGACTGCTGTGAGAAGTTCATGTTCTTCATCTCATAAAATAGATGACGATACAAGTGGCTAGTAAGATCAACATCACGTTTACAGTATGTGACCATCTCATCGCATAATCCTCCATCAAAGTCAGTGAAGTCTATCTTTCCGTCATCACCCCGTAAGCGATAACCCCATGCCTTAAGTGAGTGACCACCATCAATGTCAGGCTTGTAAAGTCTAGACATGACCAGTGTATCAATCACCTGCTGCGGTAGCATTCTGATACCCCAAAGCCTTCTCAGTACTGGTGCATCAAAGCCAATGCCGTTGTGCATGACAACAGGCCACTTCAGATCAATGTAGTCCTGAAGCCCGTCAGGCTCAGTCCAGACTTTAACATCACCATGATCATCCTGTGTGACAACACACCAGATCTGAGATGCTTTCCTGTCTGTTTCAATATCAAGTACAATCACAATTCATCCTCTTCGTTGTACTCAAACATCCTACCAGTTTCATGATCATAAAGCAACTTACCTGCGGGGCCAGTAATACCACTGAAGCGATTCTTAAGCACTCGAACCTTTGTAGTGTTGCGTTCTGTGTTGTCCTCTGCCTGTCCGTTACGCTCAAGGCCTAACACCATATCGCTGAGCTGTGCGATAGACCCAGATCCTCGAAGCTGTGACAAGCTCGTTGCACTGCCTTCCTCATGGCCTTTGCCGTCTGGTCTGCGAAGGTGGCTCACACAGATCAGTGCTATGCCTGTCTCCTGAACTAACATTCGCAAGCGCGTCATAATCTCGTCTAAGGCTCTTCGCTCGTCTCCGTTCTCTTGAGCAGACACAACAATGCTAATGTGATCTAAAAATATGTAATTACAGCCCAAGGCCTTAGCAAGATAACGAACCCGATTAACGATGTTATCAACACCGGTACTGCCGAAATGATCAAAAAGATAGATGCGATCTGTTCCCAACGTTTTATTGTAGGCATTTAGTTTTTCCTCGTCTGTTGCGTTAGAGTCTGGTAAATGTAAAGGCTTGTTAGCCGCAAGCGACATGATAGAAAGGCCTGTGCGTCTGACACCTTCCTCTAAAAACAGCAAGCCAATGTTCTCTTCTGTTTTCTCTAGGATGTGCCAGACAAGCTCCCGAACAAACTGGGATTTACCTAAGCCACTTCCTGCCGTTACGGTGACTAGCTCGCCTTTGCGGATACCGTAGGTCAGTTTATTAAGCTCTGAGAACGGATAAGTCACGTCAGCAGATCTAATGGGTCGCATCACCTCATCAAGAAGTGAACTGCCTTGTATGATGCCGTCAGGAACGTACTTTTCAGAACTCCACCAAGCATCGTTAAATTCTTTCTCTGCCTTGTCTGTCAGGTAGTCGCAAGCGTCTTTATACTTTGCTCTGTGCTTAAAGATCTTAGCTTTGTTGCCAAATAGCTCTGCAACCTGCTGAGTAGCCTTCTTACCTGCCTCGTCGTTATCAAAACAAATAACAATGTTGTCAAAAGAGCTTAAGAACTCAAAAGACTTCTTACAGTCCTTTAGAGCCGCTGATGCACCTGAACTGATAGACACAGCTGGCCACTTAGACCCCATCATCTGATAAGCCGCAACAGCATCAAACTCACCTTCAACAAGCGTTACAAACTTACCGCCATTGCTGAACAAATGCTGTCCATACAAACCCGCCTTAGATAAGTCACCTGCAACTCTAAACTGTTTATCCTCTGTTCGGATCTTTTGAGCCACAACAGTGCCAAAACTGTCACAGTACTCAAACACAGTCTCACCTCTGCCAGAGTTGCCGCATTTGTAGTATCGCGTAGAAGCTCCTGTAAGGCCTCTAGAAGGCACAGCAGGATAACTAAGGTTCTGGATCATGTTCTTTCCTTTCGTTGCTGAGAGAGGCTCTGAGAGCGTCTGAGAGGCATTGCCGTCTACTCTCTTGCGTGTTTGACATGCAAAGCACGTAGACCAACCTGAATCATCAACACTCAAAGCATCGCTACTGCCACAGTCATCACACGGCAAATGTTGTTTTATAAAAGGCATCGTCGTTACTCTTAAGTTTGGTTAAAAAGACATTCAAAGCATGTTCTGCCGCAGGATCTCTGACGTAAAACAGAACCTGTTCAACAACAGAGACAAGCCCGTTGCTGTCAATCAACTCAGCAACATCAGCACAACACAAACTCTCGTGCATCTCTTCAAGCGCATCGTAAATGTTAAAACTGTCATCACCAGACAACAAACCAGATAATTCACTCATAAAAACCTCACTCTTAAGTACTCTTTAGTACTAAATATAAATAATATATAATAAATCTTTTTACTCTTAAGATCTCTTAAGTACTTAAGAGTTAGTTTAGCAGTTATTTTCATACAGGTCAAGATCCAGATCCTCAACGTCATCAAGCTCTGCTCTGTCAGCTTCACTCATCAGATCAAAGTTGTCTAGCGTAGCCTGTTTAGAGCCACGCCAACAAACGTTACAAGTATCAACAAATTCCTTTGTGTATGGGTCTTTTCTGGTTGCCTCAAAGTCACTCAAAGGCTCGTTACAGATCTTACATCTCATTGTTTGCTCTCCTCATTTGTGCTTTCCTTGCCCCAATATACTACAACCATAGCATCACAATCAGGACAGGAAAGATCAGTAACAATTGAATAACCTTCATCATATTCGTCTGCATCATAATCACAGCACCAGATTAGTTCGGCATCGCAGTTATAGCACTTCATATCAAAGCTCTCCTTCAAACTGATAGTTCTCTAAAGCCTGATCAAACAGCTTGAAAAGTAACTTACCTGCCTTTTCAGGATTAAACTCAACCCAAGCCTCTAGAATCTCGTCAGAATGTTTGTCCATCTCTGCGACATTGCTGTAATAGTATGAGCCTGTGTACACGTCCCATCGCTTATTAGCGTTAGTGCGCATCAGTTCAATGAAACCAAATTCAGCACAATCGTTACAAAGTACAGCATCATCGACTCTGTTGTGCTCACATTCTCTACAAATATTAGGATTGCTCATTTTGACTTACTCCAAGTTATTCCGTATTTAGCCAACACCACCGTGTTCCGGTGCACGTTGTATTTCTCAGCAAGTTTCGGATACGACAGGCCTTGCTTGTTCTGTCTTATATCCTGTACCTGCTCCGCTGTCAATTTCTTTTTAGGCATCACTCGCTCCAATCATCACTAAACCAAACGGCAAGGATTATCACTGCCACTAAACACCCAAACACCATTTCAAATATCATTGCCTCACCTCATCCGCTAGCTTTAATAAAAACTCAAGTTTGTCTTGTATTGCAAACAAATCAGTTTCTTTGATCTCGGTTAAATCATCCAACAAACAAGACACGTCAATTTGTAGCTCTTCTATGACTTCTCTCATTCCGTATCACTCCCAATAAGACAGTTTCGAATCATGCTCTCAAAGGCCTCTGACGCGAACTTGTAGGCTTCTTTTTTACCTTCGAAGAAAGCATCACCACAGCTTTCGAAATACTCAGCGTTCTTTCTGCTAAGCTCTGCGAAGCTCTCGACCTGACCTTGTAACAAAAATTTGAGTGTTTCATTATTCATAGCGCAACTCCCAAGACCGCACACACGGCCACAAACGAAAAGAAAAGGATACCAGAAGCGCCCAAGATAAACTCAAGCGCAGTAGTCTGTTTAGGTTCTGGTTTGGATAGTCTCCACTTAAGATCAACAATCATTTTATGCCGCCTCCTCTGTAAGTGCGTTGTGTAGGATCTTA